GTCACCTGCGAGTTTAAAAGGATCTAAATGAAAAAGATAACTCTTAACGTTGAAGGTATAACAGCAAAACAATGGACTAACTTTGTTTTAGAACTTAACATAATGAAAAAAGCATGGCGTCCATATGGTGTTGATGTCAAGATGTTGGGTCCAGGTATTAAAAAAATAGTTGACTGGGGCAATAGAACTGGTGATGACAAAAGATCTAGATAGTCTAGCTAATCTTTGGAACAAAACAAAAGATCCAAAGTATAAAGAACTTTGGTACAAGCAAGTAAAGGAGTTTGCAAATGGACCTAATAATATTAAACGACGGCATATATCAACTGATACCAGTTACAAAACAGATAATGGATGGAATAGTTTTGACAAGTGACGTTAATTGTTTTGATTTATGTGGCATTGTACGATTGAAACTTACAACTTTTGTTGATAGTCTTAACGCACATGTAATGAATGATGATAGCGGAATTTTTTTTGGCTGTATTTGTAAGTAGTCTACCTATATTGCTAGCTGTTATTATGCTGTGGATGTGGAATAAAGAAACTAAATAGTTTTTTCGGTGTAAGGTGTACAAACAAATTTTGTATACAAAGATAATTTATTAACGTCTTCTGGACCAAACTTTTCTATTAATTCTAATGAGTGTTTATACCCATAACGGACACATTCATACTCATCTTTAAATGAGTTAAATTCTGTTTCTATTAACCTACAATCTAGGTTAGGCACAGCAGCACATAAATACATAAAAATTGCAAATTTAGTCATTGACTTATTAAATTAATATCCTATATTGTCATTATTAATATATGAAAGGAACACATGACCGATATAAGTAAATACAGAAATGTTTCACTAACAAAGGAAACATACTCTACTTTAGAAAAATTGTCGAAGATATTATTGCCCAATGCAAAATTGTCAATATCAAAGACAGTCGAATGCGTAGCAAACGAAGCTGCGAAGAAACTAAATGGTAAGATGAAGGATAAAAAATAATGTTACAGATGACAAAAGAACAAAGAGAACAACTTTTAAAATATCTTATGGCAAGACCTTATGCAGAAGTAGCACAATTGATTGCCATGATTGCATCATTAAAATCAGTAGAGCCAAATGACAAAAAAGATCTGTCCTAATTGTCAGGGCAACGGCTTTGTTAAAACACACAAAGCTAAAAACCCTGCGAATGACACAGTCATGCAGTGCACTATTTGCAATTCGAAAGGAGAAATCCATGATAAGGAGTTTGATGAGTATTTTGATAATCACCCTCTTCTTAAGTCATTGCAGCACAACAGACTTCATTAACGTTGGCGCCGCTCTCTATGGTGGTATGGAAAAGAAACCAAACCCTGTGGGTGCAATTAAATTATTAAAAAAGAAAGATAAAGATGATAGCAGAAACTGATGCAGCATATATTGCTGGACTCTTTGATGGTGAAGGCAGTATTTATTATGCTAAAAGACCGGAAAAGAAAAAGAAACACGACGGCAAAGGTTATAGAATATCTAACTCTCAACGTATTAGTATGGAAGTTACCATGACTGATGAATCTGTAATACGTTGGCTTCATGAAATATTAGGTGTTGGAACTGTAGTCAAGAAACCAAGAAAAGGTTTTAGAAAAGACGGGACCAAGTATTTAATGCAGTGGAAATGGCGTTGTACATTTCGTGATGCTTACTGGGTATGTTTAAATATATGGCCTTGGGCACATACTAAACTACCTAAGATACAACAAATTATAGATCACTATTCAGATAAAACTCCTGATAACGTCATCAACATGGATGAATATAAAATGCGAAAAGAGATGGTTGAATGACTTTAAGAAAAAAATACGTTAACTCAACACTGGCTAATAAAATTTGTGTAGATTGTAAAAAATCATACCCAAGAACAGAAGAATATTTTTATAGAAGAGACCACACCACCAGGAAAGGTGCTTTTGTGTATGATAGTTATTGTATTAAATGTGAAAACAAAAGAAGTAAAGAGTGGAAGAAAAAAAATAAAAATAAAAAAGCTGCAGCAGATTTAAAGTACATGCAAAGCGAGAGGGGATATTTTAAATCTTTGTTTTATGGTGTTAGAAAATCTAAAAAAGGTAATTTATTCAGAGACTTTGATGAATTTATGGATTGTTGGTACAAACAACAAGAGAAGTATGGTGAATATTGTCCTTACTACTCGCATATAAAAATGACTAGAATAAAAGGTAAAAATAAACCTACTGAAACTAATATATCTGTAGACAGATTAGTAAATACTTTGCCGTATGATAAAAATAATGTTATGTTTGTGTCTTGGAAAGCGAATAATGAAAAAGGAGATGTATCTCCGTATCTTGCAGGAAAAATGTTAGACTTTATAAAAAATAAAAAAATATTAAAAATTTTTGTTGATATTGATACAGGTAATAGAACTAATAATCCTTTTATACCTCCCTATAAAAGATGAAATGGAATAAACTATACAAATATCCGTCATCAACTAGATCTTTAGTCGAGGGTCAAAGACACTATGATGTCAGTAACGAAAAGCTACCTAGTGTTACAACGATACTCGCAGCAACCCAGTCAGATGAAAAGAAAGAATCTATCGCTAGATGGAAAGCTAAAGTTGGCGAAAATGAAGCAGACAGAGTCAGGGATCAAGCAGCCAGTCGTGGTAGCAACATGCACTTGCATTTAGAAAGACATATTCTAGGAGCAGGTCACAAGGATCTAACGGACGAGGGACAGGTAGCAGGGGACATGGCTCAGGTGATTATTAACAAGGGTTTATGCGATCTTTCTGAAATATGGGGCAGTGAAGTTGTCCTATTTTACCCTGGTTTATATGCAGGTCAAACAGACTTGGTTGGTGTGTATGATTATGAAAATTCTATTGTAGACTTCAAGCAATCGAACAAGCCCAAACGTAAGGAGTGGATAGAAGATTATTTCTTGCAGCTGGCAGCGTATGCTATGGCCCATAACTGTGTCTATGAATCAGAGATAACCCAAGGTGTCATATTGATGTGTACACCGGATAAATATTTCCAAAAGTTTCAAGTAAAAGGCAGAGAGTTTATCAAATATCAGCACAAATTCCTAGAAAGATTGGATAAATATTATAGTGGCAAGAATCAGGCAGCGTCATAAAATAGCCACAATTAAAAAGCTAGGTTTTATGCGGTTGATCACCCCACTATAGGTTTCTGGATATTCTTAAATTTGCAAAAAGGGTTTAGAAAAAGAGAGGTGATCTGGGGTTGAGGTGATCAGCAAGGAATACCAATGGTTTTAGAGCATAGTGTAGTTTATAATGATTCTAAGATAGGGGCCGCGCGAACATCTGAGATTCCAAAATGGACTTTAAATATTCTGGAAAACCTATAGGGGTCTGATATATACCATCCATGCCTAGACGTCCTAAAAAATCTAAATATAAATCTGTAGTAATTAAGAAGAAAAGATATTACTATTACAAAATTACCTGGATCGATCCGACGGGCGATAGCGGGCACGCGACACATTTTGATTCATATAGTTTGACACCATCTACAATGATAACCCATGCATATCTGTTTGATAAAAATAGAAAATATGTTTGGACCTTTGCATCTTATGAAGAAGGTGATGAGTTATTTTCAGATCGTAATGTATTTCCAATAGGTTGTATTGTAAAGATGGAGAAGATAAGCGAAAGATAACTAAACTTTTTTAACTCTTGGTAATCTTTTATTCTCAATATTCTTTTTAACATCATCAACACTAACACCCTCTAATAGTGGTGAGTATTCGTCTAATATATTTTTAAGTTCTGTTTCCATTTCTTCTTTGGACATGTCATCTAACTTACCAGTTCTGATAATCTTTTGTTCAACATACAAACCTGCTGCCTGACCTCTTGATTTCTCTACATTACCAGCTGCAGAGAAAGCACCTTTTTTCAAAGCTGCATCTCTAATTTTTGCAAGTTCTGCTATGTGTCTTTCATAAGTCACTTCGTATTTCTTTTGATACTCTTCCCTAATCTCACCAATATATTTTACAACCAATGGATATTTTTTTGGATTCCTGAGTTCTGATGCACGCACATGTGCTGTGTCTTTGTCGTAGCCAGCTTCGATAGCACACTCTGTTGGAGTCTTTCTGCCTTCGTTTGTAACCAGTTCTTGTGCAAACTTCATTTGCATTTCTGTTAATCTCTTTGGTAGTCCCATGATTGACATTTAAAGTAAGTTAGAGTAAAAGTCAATCTATGATAAATGCGAAAGAATTAGCTAGACAATTAGATAGATTTCTTAAATCGCCTACATGTCAAGATGCTAGAGTAGTTGTGAAATTACCACAAGGTGAGTTTCATTCTCCAGATGGTCAGTTTGATATTTTATCCATAAGTTTATTTGAAAATAATATTATTGGTGCAAGAGAAAGTCATAGACTTGTTATAGAATTATCCACTCAACAAAGCTGGCAGATGGGTAGTGTAAAGAAAAAGTTGTAGGTTAGAATTACTCTAAAAAACATATGGGACCAGAGGCAAAACTCTACCAATATTTTAAGAAGAACACACCCAATATTTCATATACAAGAATAGAAAATACAAGCAGTTTAGGTACGCCAGATGTATTGGCATACAATAAAAATAATACTTTTTTCACAATAGAATTTAAAGTAAGTAAAAGTAAAAAGGTGAGGTTCTCACCACATCAAATTAGCTTCCATGTAAGGCATCCAAAGAATAGTTTTATCTTAGTCCAGACCCCTGATGCTTGTGGCTTGAAACTTTATGAAGGGTTCAAGATTCGTGAGCTTGTCGCTTGCGGCTTGGAGCTTGACGCTTGTTGCTTGGGGCTTGCAGCTTGTCGCTTGAAGCTTGAGACTTTGTGAGCTTGGCGCTTGAAGCTTGGGGCTCTGCAACCCGCCCACGCGTTGAGTTAGCGGTAGAGTCCTCCCGAGCTTGAAGCTTTAGGCCCGGACCAGTCGCACGCTCTCGCTCGCCGTCGCGAGCTCTTAAGCTAATGGCCTGGTCCGATTTATTACGCTTGCGTAATTCTTTATAATATTTTGGGTGTCTAAAAATCATCATTAGTGTTTACCGTATTTAATAGTTTTTATCATAGGGTCCCAGCATTGTCGACAGTCTCTGCATTCGTTGTTCTGTTGAGCTGCGGGACAGCTGGCCCCTGATGTTACTACCTCTGAAGAGTTAGGCCACGACTGAGGCGCCCGCTGGTCAACCATGGGCGCGCTAAAACGTATGACTAAATTGTTGGGCTTGTCTGCCAGGTGGTCTTTTATCCAAGCTTCTCGAGTTGGTAACCAGTGTCTCTTAGTTGGTGTAGCTCTACAGACACTATAAATTTTTTTAAGGTGATCCAGATCCTGGACGTCGCCGCTGTCATGCCATCTGAAGACATCCGGCTTCTT